GGAGTACCGGATTGCTGTGGTTCTCCCTTAAGTGGGAGGGGTGCAGCGATTACGGGCTCCCCAAGCTAGGGGGTTCCCGTCTTCTTGTTTAACAAGAAGACCCATCGTAGGGGTAGCGAGGATGAAGCCTTGCTCTACCCGAGTCCCTGAACAGGGTGGCTGCAGCCCGGTTTACCGGAAACTGAGTCCCAAGGGTACCATTAACATACCGCGCGTGACAATAAAATTATTTATTGCTTCGCGACTGGAAAATGTTATGGCAGCCGTGGGTGCCATGACCTTGAGAAATCAAGGTCGGCCGCTATTAACGTTCTTGCTTGCGCAAGTCCGTGTGGCGGTCGGGAAGATGCGATTAGGCTTTGTTAAACCGGCAATCTCCTATTTAGCCTGGTGCTCCCGTATTGGACGAGCGCAGGGGCTAAAGGGCCTTGTGCTAACGCTCAAGGCTCTTAATACCTCGCTTGCTCAATCCATTGCTCGCGATCTGACATCGTTCCCTTCTCACCCTCGGGTGAGACGGGGACGACTCGGACTCCCGGCAGTGATTCCTATCCTTCATCGGGTAAGGATCGCTAATGGAGATACTACTGTGATTCGGTACTGGTTCACTCTGTTCTCGATTTATCGGGTAATAGAGTTTCCAGGAAAGATCTCAGTTAGTACCATCACGGATTCGGGCCCCTCTCTAGATCAATTTCTACCAGAGTGGTCAGCTTTTGCTGCCCATTTCTGGAAGTCTTTGGTTTCGATAGGTGCGTTCGCAGAGGACTTTAGTTCGCTAAGGTTCTTGAAGACCCTGGTGGTCCGTCCCTTCCTAATTGCTCGGTCAACACCGAGTAACGTCCTGTACCTCAGCACTAGCCCTTTGGGGCTAATTGCTGCGGCGCAGGCCTGGCTAAACCACCCGGAACTGCTCCAACTCTTTCGAGATTGGGTGCAGCTCACGGGTAATAGTCGCTTTTCAAATTGGTTTGAAGGGTGGCTTAAGGTGTCACCGACCCTAACTGAATCTCAGTTTGGGACGGGTTCACTTGGTAAGCTTGGGTTGAAAGACGAACCAGCGGGGAAAATCCGTGTCTTTGCAATGGTCGACCCGTTCACGCAGTGGGTTATGAAACCCCTGCATGACTTCCTGTTTGGCATTTTGCGGAGAATTCCGCAAGATGGGACGTTTGATCAATTGGCACCGGTTCGCAAATTACAAGACCGTGGTAAAACACGGTTCTGGTCGTTTGACTTATCGGCTGCCACTGATCGGCTTCCAGTCCTTCTCCAAGGAACACTCCTCTCGCACTTAATTACTGCGTGGGGGGCGACTCTTTGGATGGGGCTCCTGACAGGTCGACGTTACGCGCTACCTCTTCGGGCTCAACACCTGGGGAGGGACGTAACGTACACGGTCGGACAACCAATGGGGGCACTGACTTCTTGG